GAGCCATCTCAGGATGTCTCTTCACGTAGTTTACATGGTGTACTGTCGTGGCTGCTGTGTATCTGTGATGTTCTCTGCACCTCTGGCATTCATTGTGATCCATCTTCAACACCTGCTGCCTGACCTGCTTCCACCTGGTCCACACATAGAACCTGTGTATGTCGTTCGCTACGCACCAGCGCACGAACTCTGTTTCCTGTTGCGTCATATTCCTCCTAACTCAAAAGAGGACCTGCATATAGCAAGCCCTCTCTCGCGGGGAACGATTATTCTGTGGCTTTCCTGAATACCACGTTATCAATATATCATTTATTTTGTCCTTCGAGTACCGCATTACAGATACTCCTTTATCTTGTCTTTGTTATTGTTTCTCAGTTGTGCCTGGTACTTCTGTATTGTTTTCTGGAAGTTCTCCATACTCTTTCTGTATGCTTCTACTTTCGCAATGTTTTCTTTCCCGAACATACGGCGGTATCTTGCCTGCATGTTCCTGATCCGAATCAACATTCCTTTCGTCTTGTTATCCTTTAGCAGTACAATATACTTCTTTCCGCACTGTTCACACTGAATGTATTGGATGTCCAGTTCTGTATTTGGTATATGTTCTTCCTTTACGGTCTGCTCCATCTGGGCTTTGCATTTATCGCATTCTATCATTTAATCCTCCTTGCTATGATACTGTAAAACCTCCGGCGAATCTCGTAGAAGTATGACCTCTCGCATGGAATGCCTCTGGCTTTCATCACCTGGAATGTACAGTACTCTGTTGTCACATAATACAGCAGATATGGATACAGCTCTTTTTCTTTTCCTACAGCTTCCATGGCTGCCTCTTCGATCTTCTTTATCTTGCGTGTGATCTCTGCTGCTTCCATGGCTGCGTCTGCAGTTGAGTCAGAACAGTTATGTGATCCCGGCTGTCCAGTCAGATTCTGTCCGGCTCTTGTGTCTCTCTTTACGGCCAGCTCCTCTTTCCACTCTGTATACTGCAAGCAATAGTTGTATGCGGTCTGAAAAGCTCTCTTTGATGTATTATATTTCTTTCTGTTCAGCGGTCTCACGTTTGGCATATCTGCCCTCCTTAAAACTAATTATTTTTCTTGATCTGGCCAGTATTCCTGTGTGTCCATGAATTTTATTTCTCCTGGATATACCTGTTCTACTTTTCCGTTTTTATATTCCACAATTGCAAGTGTAATATTTGTTTGTCCTCCTGGATGTCCACCTACCAGCGGCGACGGTTCAACAACTGTTGCAAGTTCTGTCCATCGGTGAAATATAGCTTCTCTTCCTCTCGCTTGACACAAACGGTGTTTTCGCAATTTCTCATAATGCTCTTTTGTGGTAATCACATAGCCGTTGTCTGTCGTAATCTCTGTATTACTGCATAGGAATGGTTTCTGTGCCACATTGTCAATTAATTTCTTAACGTCGTTAATGTCCATCATGTTTGTGATCCTCCATGATAAAATTTTTTCCGAATATCTTCATAAACTCTTCCCTGCTGCCGAACCGGTCCTCAAAAGCTCTCTGTCCCTCTTCATGCAGCATATCCATGACCTTTTGGTTTGAATGTACTGCCTCCGGCCCTGTCCCTGCCAGGTGATGCACATTGCAGAGATATACTTTCAGTCCATAGTGTCCTGAATGTGTCCGATTCGGACACCCTCCGAAAATGTGATGCTCCTGGAGAACTGGATGTCGTCTGTAATCATTGTGTAGCTTCATACAGAGATAGCAAGTGCCGCTTTCTCTGCTGTGCAGGATGCTCGGTCTCTCTGGTTCTTTCTTCTTAGTCCGTTTTTTCTTTTTCTGCTTCGGAAATGACTGCATTTCTGTGTTCCTCCAGCTTTTTCTTATAATTTGCATGATAATCTGTCAACCAGTTTGTCTGTCTCTTCTGGTTTGCAATCACTTTTACCTCTTTAGCATCCATTTTCTTTCATTTCCTCCGCGTCTTCGTAATCAGCAAGTTTTTCAATCATGGTTTTCAAAATTTCACAATCACCAGTTCCACGTGAACAGTTATTGCAGTAATGTGAACATATAAATTCTCGTTTTTCGTTATATGTGATATTTCTACCATTTCTTTTAGTTAATCTCGTCATGTTTTTCTCCTTTTCATCAAAACGGCATTTCTTCCTCTATTCCCTCCGGAATATTCATAAAACCGTCTGGATCTGTTTCATGAGCTGGCTGTGGGTGACTGCTGCCGGATCCGGCGTTCTTTCCCTCTGCAAATTCCTGTTCATCAACCACAATTTCTGTTGTGTAGACCTTATGTCCATCTCGGTTCGTGTAACTGCCGGTCTGGATGCGTCCAGAAACAACAATTTTAGTTCCCTGTCGCAGATATTTCTCTGCAAACTCCGCAGCGCGGCCAAAAGTCACGCAATTGATAAAGTCTGCGGTTGCCTCGCCGTCACGATGGAATCTCCGGTCTACTGCAAGTGTATATCTGGCAATTGCCAGGTTATCTCCGGAAGCGTAGCGCACTTCCGGATCTCTGGTTAAACGTCCCATTAAAATTACTTTATTCATCACATTCTCCTCTTGAATCTATTTCTTGGAGGTCTTGCCTCCCTCCCCCCCCGTTTCGTTTTTGTTACATACGCTGTGCGGCGTGAGTTCATTTCCATGTCAATCAAATTTCCACTCTGCATACATTGGTTTTAAAGCTCTAAGCTGTGTTACGTGTCCGCATTTCTTACATTTGTGCTGTGTCTCTGGCTCTTTTGCGTTGTACGAGATTGTCTCTCCACATTCTTCGCAACGAATATGTAAAAATCCTTTGTATTCTTCTGCAGCTTCGCTAATCGTTGTCTCCGGTACCTGATCTGTTTCCTTTTCCGGATCTTCAATCTCAAAATCATCATTTTCGAAATCATACTTTCGTGCCAGCTCTGTCACATCCTTGAGAAAATCATATTCTTTCGAGTCTGAGATCCGTACATGCAGTGTAAAATTACCGGTTTCATTTTGAATTATCATTTCCATTTGTCTTTTTTCTCCTTTACCATTACTATTTTTGTGCCTTTGATACGATATGCTCTTGAGTCTCCCGGATGTTCCGTCTCAAGAATGTGATCCTCCAGCATCATTGTTATATGTCTTCTGATTGTTGCCTTTGACAGTCCTGTATCTGTCGCGATCTCATAAATGGCCGGTGAATAGCAGTGCTGCTTTATGTATTTAGCGATAAATTTCAAAATCTTCTCTCTGTTGTCCTCTGCTTCTGCTGTTGCATAGTTCAATTCCATTCACCTCTTTTTCTGCGGTGTGCTGTCAATGTTTTTGTTGTATTTACCACATTTCTCGTATTTACTGCGTATGAACTTTCCGGAACTTCGGAAATGTTGATTCCTATGCCTGCAAACAGTTTTATCAGTGCATCCGCTGCCTTTCTTATCGTTACCCTGTTACCGGCCCATGCTTTTGTGAATTGTGTTGCAATTTCTTTCAGCTTCTCGCAGTCCCAGGAGTAGTTTACTGTCGTTTTCTTTCCTCCCCACGGCTTGTTTATTGCCCGGTGATAGCTTTTCCCGGAATATTTCATTTTTTTCGGCGGGTTTTTGCCTGTCTCCTGCTTGTATAGTTTCTTTTTCTGTCTCTTATTCATTTCTTTCCTTTCCTGCTGCCTAACAGCTGATCGCAGACGGACTCAAATTCTCTCAGCAGGTCAAAATCTACCTTTCTGCTTAATTTCCTGTCAACTTCTTTTACTTCGTACTCTCCGAATATGTGATCCCCGGATGTTCTGGCGTTGTTGACCTGGGCGGTTGTGCAATGCAGCGCTTCTCTGATTTCTCCGCTTGTTGCACTCTCTAGTATCAGATCGCCGGATCTGTTTCTCACCTCATACAGTTTTTTGACCATTTCGTCCTCCTTAATGTCCTGCAAGGAACGTCTGCATCATTTTCGTTTTCCATTCTGGTTGATTGCTTACCCATTTCTCGCACTGATCGTCGTCCTCTACCAGGCGACCGGTGCGATCGCAGAGACCACAATCATTCTCTCTGCAGCTTTTACATGTCTTTTCCATGCTTATTCCTCCTTCGCTAACTCTGGGTTGTCGAAAATGTTTCCAACTGGTATAGCGTATACCATGTCAATCCAATATCCTAAATCTTTTCTAAGGCATTTGTCGCCCGTCCAATCTACATAGAATCCGACATGTTCTGTTTTCTGAGAATCAAAACAATTTTGATAATATCCATATTTGATTGGAGCATAGATTTCTCCGAAATGATATTTGATAATGTCGTTTTCCCAGACTTTGCTTCCATTTTTGTCACAAAGTCCTGTGAACTGGCAGATTGTATCCGGGTCAACTTCATCAAATCCATTTGCTATAACGGTCCATTTGCCGCGTATAGGACCTTCGTACGGTGCTATTACCAATTCCCCTATGAACATTCGCTTTTCTCCCAGCATTCCATCATCAAACAGGTATCCTTCTATCCATTCACCGTTATCTACCTTTTTCCCCTTAAATATAATTTCTCTAGTCATATCTCTCCATTTCAATTCCATTATCAATAAGTTCCTGCATTTCTGCGTCCAGAATGCGGACGTAAGTTCCTCTTACCATCCGCATTACTTCCGGACTTAATTCTTTTGTGTTCTTTTCTGATACCAGGCTTTTTGCCAGGGCGAATACATATGCAACGCTTTCATCCTCTGTAACAGTTTCCTGAAATTCAATTACAAGGATTTTTCTTTCCTCATAGCTGATAATCCATGCATTCTTTACGATTTCCTTGTGCAGCTCAATATGAACATAAAACGGTTTTTCCTTCAATTGTTAACCCTCCCATTATTTCTGCATTTCTTTCAGGAACTCAACCAATTCAGTCTCTGAATTAGGGAATTTATTATATCGTGTATGATACGTCCATTTCGGCACACCACCAGCCCGATCTGGTTCAGGTCCTCCCACTAAGTGCATGTAATATGATTCTTTTGTGCTGGATACCCACCAGCTTTTATTATTTCCTAAATCTGAGGTGTATTCTTCTACTATCAAACGCGCTCCGTTATCAAAATCGTATTTGTAGTATTTGACTTCTATGTTTTTATCCTCATACCAAAGTCCCCAACTTTTGTAGTTTCTTAACCATTCTTTTCTCTGATCGTTATTTCTCATTACTGGAAGATCTGAATTTGCATTGTCTTTTAGCATTTCGGTGGTTTCGCCGGTATGGTCTTTCTGCTGCTTTTTATCCGGCGCGTCTGCTTCCGTTTGGCAGCGTTTTTCTATCCATCTGCAGCGAATATTGCATTCTTCTGGACAATTTACGCAACAGACATATGGAGCACTGCAATAATATGCTGAGCCACATATTCCGGATTTTGATTTTCCTGCGATACATCTTACGCCTTGGTCTTTTTCCTGTGTCTCTGTCTGTTCTTTTGGACTGTTCTGTGGTTTCTCCGGAGTGTCTATGGATACTATGCGGACCGGCTTCTGTTTCTTTCCGAATCTTTTCACCAGCTCCTCAGACAATTCATTCCATGTCAGGCTGTACTGCATTGTACTGTCAGGATTGAATGTTATCCCCTCTTTACTTGCCTGATAATTGAAATGTCCGTTTCTGATCCGGACATCCCTGTATCTGATACTGATTAAGTATGCAGCCATTCTTGTGTCGCATTTGACAACTCTTTCTTTCTCGCCTTTATTCAGCGCTTCAAACAGTCGCTCTATCTGCAATTCTGGTTGTACCGGTGTTTCATTCTCTGGCGGTCTCTGCTGCCCGGTTGCCTGCGCAAGTGTGAACTGTCCCGGAATGTCTCTGTTGTCTTCCTGGAGTTTCTTAAAAGCTCTTACTTCCGCTTGCGTTATGATGTCGTGCTCCATGTAGTGCTCCATAGCCTGCTTCTGGTATTTTTCATCCAGATCAGCAAGCTCACGGGCCACGGTGATGTTGATCTTCTCCGCCTCAAACTCTGCCATCCATTCAGCACTGAGTCTTTTCTGGACTGCGTGGTATCTTTCCATCTGTGTTCCGGATACGCCGATCGTTTCTCGTACGATGTCTCTTGTTTTGCCTTTCAGTCCAGCAAGGTTTTTCAGCTCTTTTATGATCTCCTCGGTATCCAGAGCTTCTCGCATCTTCTCCCAGTCTGATTTATCCCTAAACCGGTTCGCCTGGATAACAGACAGGCGTTCAAGCAACTTTGATATTGCGTCGTCATTTTCCCTTGTTGCCGAACCGTTAATGCAGTTTTCCTCAATCAAATTCTTACGTGCATTATCTTTTACTTTTGTATATTTGCAGTTTATCTTTCGAAACTCTTCATGTCCCTCCTCTACCAGCATCCTGCAGCACATTGTCCGGCAGTGTCCGGAAATTATGTAATCCTCTCCGTCCCTCTCTTCGATCAGGACATCCTGCATCACTCCGAACAGCAGTATAGAGTTCTTCAATCCCTGCAGTTTCTCCGGCTTGACCCCGTAAAAATTCGCTTTCGATGGGATTAGTTTGAACACGTCTCTGTACACCGTATCACTTGAGTTTTCTTCCTGTATCTGTTTCGGACGTTTTGCAACCATATCGGCAAGGTTAAAAGCCATTACTCCTCACCTCCTGATATGTTCAGCTCTGCAATATACTCTGTTACAAGGTCCTCATAGTCCTTTGCAGCTAAAGATCTCGGTGAGTACTTCGGAATCGGGATTCTCGCGTATGTACACTCTGATACTTTTCTGGAATATCTGATACGTGTTTTTAACATCGGGTATTCTGCTGCCTGGATCAGCTCCAGCCCTTGTCGCTGCGCTTCGTTTCTTCTGTCGTATTTCGTGATAAAGATCCAATAATTCTCAAGATCTTCGTTCAGGTCTTCTCGCGTATACCGGATCTGATTGACAAGCTCCGGTAGTCCCTCTCCGGTGTTGTCGTCGATTTCGACAGGAATCAATACATCATTGCACGCTGTCAGCGCATTGATCGTGGAGATATTAATATCCGGTGCGTTGTCAATGATGCAGAAATCATACAGATCCTTGACACATTCGAGTGCGTTCTTGATACGATACTGCTGCGGGCGTGTCTGATCCAGCATGACCGTCTGATTTGCTGTAAGCAGACGCATGTTTGCCGGGAGCACGTCCAGATTCTCAAAATCTGTTTTTTTGATGAGCTTGTGCATCCAGTCTTCCGGATGCCGCGTCGTCATGATCCTGTCAATGCCCTCTCCATCCTGGGTGCGTCGGTTCAATCCTCTCGATGCATCCCCTTGCTTATCGTTGTCAAGCAGGAGCACTCTGTATCCCTGGTTTGCAAGGATGTACGCAATGCTGTTTGATGTGATCGTCTTAGCCACTCCGCCTTTTAAGTTAATAACCGCTACTGTTCTCATAATTTTCCCCTTTTCTTGTTGTTATTCTTTTCTTTTTCCGCAGCTACATCCGTCCCCTGGTTTCAGTTTTCTGCGTATTCCCTCTACACACTGGCAATAGCCTATGTTTTCTGGTTCTGAGTAATATCTGTACTCACATTCTTCGCAGAGTACAATATGCTTGTACCTGTCCATAAGTTTCATAGCCTGGCTATGGTCAAAGTGATTGATCTTGTCATATTCTGCTTTGATCCCGTCTGTATGCTTCTGCAGTTCACAGTAATGGCAGAAATAATCCAGTTTCTCCTGGTTTAAATCTTCTTCTCTGTATCTGCAGATATTGTCGCAGATGTATTCTTCCAGAGCTTCAATGTTTGTGTCTATTCCGTCGTCCTCTTTCTTCGTCGGCTCGGCGCATCCATTCGGGTTTGCCGTTCTCTGGCTCGCTGTCAAAATAAATCCCTCCTTTCTGGTCTTTGTAATACGTGAATTTATATCCTGATCTAGTAATCGTGCCTATGTATTCCATGTCAGCCGGGTTCTGTTCTGGTCTCAGGCTCCATCCCTTTCCCCATATCTCCTCCATCTTTTTTCATTTCCTCCTGCATCCATACGGAGTATGTGTGCTTTCCAGAGTGAGAGGATATCACGATGCTGCACTCTTTTATCTTTCTGCAGATACTCTCCCATTCCTTAGCGTTCTTTATCGGTTTGCCTTTTGTATCTTTGAAATCTGTTGCTGCCATTTCATCTATTTTCAGGATCCGTGCTGCAACAAACGCGTCTTTTGTATATACGCATACCTCACATTCTTTGTGGAATCGTACAAGAGCTTCTTCTAGCGCCTGCAGATTGCACTTGTGATATGTTCCCTCTGCTGATCCGAACCCTACACGGGTTACTGGTATGCATCTTCCGGCCATGGCTTCAAGTACATATCCGTATTTTCGCCAGGTGCATTCCTGGTTTTGCTTGTCCGTCTCCAGATATATATTTACTTTCATGCCCTTATTCCCTCTTTTTCTTTACTTTCTTTTTCTGTTCCTGCTTCTTTGGCAGTCTCTTCGTGCGGATCAGTGTATATGTGCGGTATGGTTGACCGGTCACATCGTTTATACCTTCGTGAAAAGAGTCCTTGTCCACTTCCCACCCTTTCGGAATCCTGACTTTTCCCCATGTTTTCCAGTGGTTATACACTTTTTCATCCGGTTCCGGAATCGGCAGGTTTCTCGACGCTGAATAACTCGCTTCTCTTAGTCTCGGCTCCGTATCCGGTGTCTTTGTTATGTACGCTGCCAGATCAGCAAACTCACCCTTTTCGTACATGAGTTTGTTCTCCACCTGTCCATGCGGCCACGCCTTTCGTAAAATGATGTCGGTGTCCGGGATCCTGTTCACTATGATGTGCATGTGCCAGGCTCCTTTGGTTCCCACCTCAATGTTTCGCATCCATTTCAGCTCTGCTCCCCGTTTCTTGTATTCTCTCCGGAGAACCTGCAGGAATGCTTTCCAGTCTTCCTTTGCTGCTTCCATGGATACCGGTCTCTTGTCTATCGCATAGGATAATCTTGAAAAATAATCATCCACGTCAAAGTTGTTCCGGAGTTTCCACCTTGCCAGCCTCTCCCGGTTATACTGGTTCCTCTTCTTCATCTGTTCCGGGGTGGCTTTCTTCTTCTCCTGCCTCTTCTGTTCCGGCGCTCCATACCTTGCTGTATGATACTCATACACCTCTGTGACATTCCGGAACCTCATTCTCATACTTTTGTAACTCATATAAGTCCCCTTTTGAATCCATCTCTAATACTTCTAGCAAGTTTGCAACAGGGGTTTCTCTCCCCTGCTTTCAGGCTTGCTTTCTGAGTTTTCAAGGATCCGGCATTGCAATGATATAAAGATCGTTACACATGATTCTGAGCTGACATTTGTTGCATGTATGCCAGCTCATTCAGTTTACATAATACCGTACTATTTTTTTAAGGATTCCGCGTATGTTCTTACTGCTGCTTCGGTTGTATTCGCATCGCCTTTAACTGTCGTCGTTTTGCTTTCGGCGCCAATTATTATTTTCAGCATATCAGCAAGAAAGCTCTCTTCTGCGCATTCTCCGCGAAGTGTTTTCGCTATAGTTTCTAAAGCTACGATCACAAATGCCGTATCTCCTGCCGGAAGAGGATTTATCATATCTGTAAACTTATTAGTTCACATCTGAATACGTTCCATGCACACTTTCGCATTCTCCTCTCCGCTTGTATTTGCCAGCTTCTCTTTAAATTCTTTATACCCATTAAAATCAGTCTTTAACATATAATCCTCCTTGACATTTCTTTTCAGGTTTCTTATACTATTTACAAAAGTTGTTTTTTCTTTTTGGCTCCCACGTCTGCCAACGTGAGAGTCTTTTTTATGTTCTCGAATATATCTTCAATCCAGAGCATGAATATGAATGCGCACACGCTTATCGCAAGTGTAAGCATAATCGCCTGGATCCTACTGCCGATCTCCCAAACCGGCAGCATTGAGATCAGATACCCTGTCAGCATTGATGTGATTACTTTTCGTTCCATTTCTGCCTCCTTATGCTGTTTCCTCTTTCTTTGGCTTTTCTTTCACCTTTACGGTGATGTCAACGCCATGCTTCTTTGAGAGGATCATGGCAAGGGTTTCGTAAAATCTTACTGTATTGAATGTTCCTTGCGTTTCCATCTTCTTCCCCCTCCTAAAACTCAAATTCTACTGCAGGAGCTGTCGGCATTGGTGTATATCCGCCAGCCAGCTCCAGGCGTCTTATTGCTTTGCGTCGGCTTGCTTCGCTGTTGTCCCAGGCATATTCGTATCCATCCGGAGCCGGTCCGCGTTTTGTTTTCCCGTTACAACGATCAGTGATAGCTTGTCGACTCAAAAAATTCTTTTTCGCTGCTTCTCTCGCAGATCTGTAATATTCCACATCCTGTCCGCAACTGTCCAATTTCACGACTATTTTATTTCTGGAACTGTAACCGGTCAGCTTTCCAAGTTCCTGTCTGGGTATGTATGCTATATTGTTTATGTGATTCTCAGACTGCATTCCGTTCTTATGATACGGAACTGCACCGTCAGGAACAGGTCCTAAAAACGTCCTTGCAATCAGGGAGAGAACTATCTCCTCTTTCGCTTTTCCGTCTTTTGTGAGCTTCACAACCAGGCGCTGACTCCCTTTCATTTTTTTTGTGATAGGGAGTCATGCTGCGAAACTGTCCGGATTTCAAAGTTCTCCGGATGTTCCCCTCTGTGCTCGCCTGGTATTTGCCGTCATATCCTGGAATATCTTTCCATCTTTCAATCAAGGTCGTCCCTCCCTTATGCCGGCTTTTTCTGAGCCGACATGCTTGCACCCACCTTGACGCCTTTCAGGAATGTATCCATCAGTGTCTGCTTTGTGATGTTTACAGACTTCAAAAATGTCGTTAATTCTTCTGCTTCGGCTTTGTCTTCCATGTTCAACATTACTTCCATGTTCTTCTGTGACATATCTTTCATCTCCTCTTCTTTATAAATTTTTAATCAGATTGTCGAACGAATCTGATTGATTATTTTGACTTCCACCCCTATTCTGTAAATACAGGATGTTTTTTCATCCGAGTACACAGAAAGGAGCAAACAGATGTTACTTACAAAACAGGACAAACAGATTTTATACAAACTGTATTCTGAATATCTGAACCGCAGAAAAACCGGTTTATCAATTTCAGAATCCAGCAACTTTGTTTCCGGAAGATCTATCCATGAAAATTTCTTCCCTGAAATGCCTTACGAAGATATAGATCATTCTTTAAGACAGCTCGGTAAGAATAATTATTTGAAAAACACGTACGCAGACAACGAAGTCTATCATTGTGTTCTCTCAAATGATGCAATTGCTTACATGGAAGATCTTCCCAAAGAAACTTTTTTATCTGTAGCTGACTTTGTTTCCAAGTTTATTCCTTGGTAACTAATTCCCAATCGTCAGCCAGCAGATCATTGGCCGTTGGATTCCAGCATCTTGCAGGCTGCTGTTTCTCATCTTTTGGAATGAGATAACAGCAGTCGCTGGAATCTGTTGGAAAAATCCCGAACCCAAAATCACGTAAACCAGTTCTTGTAATTGGGCTTTTTTCTTTCAGTGCTTTTTCTACTGCTTCATGGATTCTCATTGTTTTTCGCCTCCTCTCTTTAACCTGCCATCATCGGAGCCGGGTGGTTAATCTCCGGCTGACGGTTATTACTGACCGTTTCGGCTTGTGCTTTTCTTTCTTCTCTCCTATACTTTAGCTATCAGTCTGGACCAGAGACTGAAAACTAAAGAAAGGAGACTACTACATGAGCGAAAAAGAAATTGCAATTCACAATATTGCTCTGCTTTACAGTATTCATAAGGAACTGCATCCTGATGATACCGAAATGACTCTTGAAATGATTGCCGCTAACTACGACAGAACCGTTTCGGAAGTCAAGGAGATTCTTCTGTAATCTCGCAAATAGCGAATGGTTTCAGTTTTCTGATCCGTTCGCTATTTTGTTTTATCGCAGATTCTAAATACTTCGGAAGTAACTCAGCCTCTCCCTGAGTCCATCCGCATTCCTGCATTTCTTTTAAAATCTGTCTTGCTGTTCGTTGGATCATAAATTCGTCTATTCCTCCAACTCTTCGCCTGGGTCTCTCCAGCATTTCACATCCCCTTTCTTTAATCCTTGAATTTGTATCCTGTCGAGATATTCAATTAGTTCCCGGAAAAAAGGTTGATTTACGAATTTACTCCAATCGTGGACCGATTAAAAAGACCCATCATTTATACCTCCTTGATTGGAAAAACTTACCGGTAGTATTATGATGATGAGTTTCCCCCTTATAATGTTTCCTGCACCCAGCTGTTACTTACTAACGGGAAGGTGTGGAAACAATGGTGAAAAGAAAATACATACATTACGGCAACTGCAAAATATACGCTTTGTATTATCACAGCAACAATACTATATATATTAATCTTGACTTTAATGGGGGAACTCAAATCATAATACTTAAATAAATAGTTAGTTGCAGCTGGGTGTTTTATTATCCAGCATTTGTTTTTTCATCACCTGTAACAGGTGGGTGCATAATTTCTAATTCTTCTGGGCTGTCTGGAGCACCACCAGCACCCATAAGATTCTCTTTAAAGTGATTCAGGATCTGTCTTCGGATCGCTGGATCGATTTCAAAATAAGTCTTAATGATTTCCTTTTCAAGATCTGTCGCATTATGCTGCGCGGCAAATTCATCAAGACTGAATGTCTCTGGTTGTATGCGCATAGGTTCTGTGCCATTTCGCAACCATTCTTCACTTATTTCGAATTTCTCACAAATATCTTCGATCAGTCGGTCGCTAGGACTCCCTGTCTTTAAGAGTTTGCTCACGTATGGTTGAGTAATATTTAATTTTTGAGCAAATGCAGTTTTGGTCATGCCTGACTCTTCTATTAGTAAGGCAATTCTTTCTTGCATAGTATTAATCTCGTTCACCTCCCTTAACTGAGTTAAGTATAACAAAAAGAATAATAGTAGTCAATATAAAATATAGCGGAAAACGATTCTGTCCGGATCCGGGATGTGTTTGACTATAAATACCGGCAGGGTGAAGTCCTGGCCGGAAAAGCACCTCTCGGATTTTCCATTGAAAACAAACATCTTGTACCTAATCAGGACGCTGAAAAGGTGCTGCATATCTTCCAGTTTTATGCTGCTTGCAATTCCCTGAATCAGACAATCACGCATCTGGAATCTGATATGGGTATCGTTATGACTCAAAGCAATCTTAAAACTGCAATCTTAAAAAATAAAAAATATATTGGTGTGTTCCGTGATAACGATCATTATTGTCCTGCCATCATTCCATTGGATCTGTTTGAGCGTGTACAGGAGCTGCTTGCCATTAATGTCAAAATCAGCCAGAAATATAACTATATATTTAGTGGTTTACTCCGCTGCGCTCACTGCGGTCATTCATTTTCTGGTGCTACACGAAAAATAAAGAAAAAGGCTGGTGGCTTTTACAAATATCCTCTCTACAAATGTCATGGCGCCTATCCAAGCAAGCGTTGCAGCAATCGCAAAGTTATATTCGAATCATGTATAGAAAGGTACCTGATTGCAAATATCAAGCCTCTCCTGCAGGAGCATATTGCAGAATATGAAATTACAAGTGCTAAAGTGATTGATTATGATTCCCGGAGAGCAGCACTCCTGAGAAAAATTGATAAGTTGAAAGATCTGTACGTAAATGACATAATTACTATGGATGAACTAAAAAGAGATAAAGAGAAATATATAAAAGAATTGGAGAATCTCCCACGTAACCAGGAGCAGAAAGATCTGGCTCCAATCCGGAAGCTCTTAAAGATGGATCTGGATTCTATATATCAGACATTGGAACCAGCAGAACGCCGTCAGCTCTGGAGATCAGTCATTAAAGAAATCCAGATTGACGATCACAAGAATTTAAAGGTCATTTTTTTATGACCTTTTTGTAGTAGTAACTGATAGTAACCTGTGGGTTGCTATCAGTTACTACTACTAATTTATAACACTATTTTATTAAATCAGATAGCAATAAGATCTTTCCATGTTGCCGGTCCGCATACTCCATCTACTTCCAAGGCTCCGTTTCTTGATTTCTGGTATGCTTTAAGAGCATAAATAGTATTGTCCCCAGCTTCTCTGTCAAGGTCAAGAACTTTGCTGTTTCTTCCTTTGAATCCTCTTGCAACAAGAATTTCCTGCAAAAGCAATACGGATGTTCCTGAGCTTCCTAACTGTACTGTTTCCGGTTCAAACATGTATTTACCTCCTGTTACTGTGTTACTATTTTCCTTTGTGTTGCTTGTCTCTCCATTAACAATACTGTAATCTGGTGTACAGAATTTTGTTCCAGGGAGTTTACTGTTCAGGTAGCTTTTCGCGCATACTCCTCCACCATTGGCTACGATTTCAGATGCTCCCGACGTATTGCCCTCAATCGTATAGAATCTGTCACCGATTACTGCTGTAACGATTCCTGTGTGTGTAAAAGTTCCTCCGCGGTAAAAGATCACAATATCTCCTACTTTCGGGTTTGCGTTCCTTGTGAAAAGGTTTCCTAAGGTCGGGCAGTATACATATGGCCAATGTTTGAGAAGTTTCTTTGCATTTTCTAATCCGAACGCTTTCATAAAGCACCAGCTCACAAAGCAGGCGCACCACGCCTGTCCCTGGTATCCTGGGTAAACGTCGCGCCAATATTTTGTGTAATTAGCTGATCCTGCATTTGCGGTTTTGTCGTTCAGTTGATTGTTACTTTTTTTCTCTAAGTATCCAATCTCATTTTTTGCAATCATTATAACTTTCTCAATCGCTTTATCCATGTTGATTCCTCCTTCCTGTACAGCATAATCTTTGTAGAATATGTTTCTGTCTACCGTTCCAGCAATTCCCGGTATTTTTGCTTTACTGGAGTACTGCCATCCTACTCCGAAGTCTGGGCGCAGGCGTTCCTGCAATGTTCCATTATCGTTTTGTGGATAGCGTGCTACCCAAAATTCATACTTTTTCAAATGGCTGCATATTACATTTTCGTACCAGTCTACATTGCAATAGATTCCGAACTTATACCCTGCCTTAACAATAATCTTTTCAAATGCTTCTGTCATTTTGTGGAGACTTTCAGCTCCAAGTGCTCTCTGATTGTTCCACTCAAGATCTAACCAGACTGGAAATTGCAATTTCCGTCCAGCTAATACAGAAATAATTTTCTGTGCCTCTGACTCAATCTCTGGGATTGTCATTGCATAAGAGTATTTATATGCTCCTGTTGGAATGTTATGCTCCTGGCACGCTTCATAATTTTTTTCAAAATATTTATCTGTAACGTTCCCGGCTTCTGTGATCCGGAGAATAGCGAACCCCATACCGTAATTCGCGACTGTTTCCCAGTTGATATTTTTCTGCCAGGCGGAAACATCAATTCCTTTGATTTCCATGTTTACCTCCAGGAAAAGCCCGGCATTATACCGGGCTGTGCAAAATTATTTTGTTCCATCAGAAAACAAGTTGTTCAGGTTTTCGTCCGCCTCTACTTCCGGGATTCCTGCGACGCTTGTGAGCAGACTTACAACTCCGGCCACTACTGCAGATGATACAACCATCTTCCAGTCCACTGCAGAGATCACACTTCCGGCTCCGATCACGCCCACTGCAGTCTGTGCCATTGTCTTTACTGCTCTGATTCCTGCTTTCTTCCACCATTTCACTGTGTCTACGCTTGGCTTAAATACGCAATTTTTAAACATTTTGCTCCTCCTTATAATCCAAACTGTTTTGCAATAATTCCAACTGCAATACCTAATATAGCTGTTAATAAGTAACTTGTTACTGTCCGCCACTTTTCCCCGTCTCTTGACTCAAGAGCTTCCAGTCTTGCGCTCTGCTGTCCCTGCTCTTTCACCATGTTCTCCATGTTGTTTGCAAGCGTCTGTACAGATGTAACTAATTCCTGGAGCTGTTGAACACTGTTTTCCAGAATTTCAATCCGTCTGTTCTGTCGGTTGTCTTCTGCCTCAATTCTTTTGCGGAACTCCTCATGTTCTGCTCTTGAAATCTGTTCATTTTCCATGCTTATTTCCTCATCATCTACATCTGCATATTTGCGGCAGGAATACTCAATTATATCTAAATCTTGCTGTATATCCTCCAAAGGTTTTGCTTTCTCTTTGTCTTGAATATACAGCAGTAAATCATAAATAGAAGACCATTGCCTGCTAATAATTTGTAATTTAGTCATGCTTCCCGATTACTCAGTAATTTCCTCCATGCCTGCATTAATAAGGAGTTTTTTTACCTTTTCTTTTAACAGACGTGGAACTCTGTTATATTCCTCTTTTGCTTCTTCAATAGTATCTTTACTTAAAATTTCAGTAACCCATAATTTTGCCATCATTTCTTTATCTCCTTTGCTCAATAACATTATAATTAAATTTCTACGCATAAACCAGTTCGCTCATTTCCAGCAGGCAGTCTTTCAACATTTCAATCTGTTCTGCCTGCTCTGCAAATTTCTGTTCAGTGCTTTTTTCTTCCTTCGGAATATATTCCAGATATTTTTCCGGTGATGCTCTTACAGTTTCCTCTGAAATCTTTTTCTGGTCTTCCCGGAACTGGTTGAAATCATATTCATACACTGCCTGTTCGATGTGTTCCGGATTCTCCGGATCTCCACCTGAATAAGTCTCTGTTACGGTATTTTCATTCAGGCAGATCATTACATCTACTTTTCCGTCAGGCAGCGTATTCCAGGTTACAGGGTTCTGTTTTTCTGTAAATCTTGCTTTCACGGCTTACCCTCCTTTTCGCTTTCTCAAATATTTTATCTACGTTATACTTTTCTCTGAAATATTCAAAATCGGAATGTTTGAATCATCCGTAATATGCTATACACCGGTACGCAAGATCTAATGGTATCGCTTTTCCTTTCTCCACATACTTCCCAGCTTTTACAAATGCCCTGCGTCCTCTCAGGAAAATGCTCCGTCTTACCTCTGTGTGATCCCGATAGATTTTGAATCCCATCATATCAATAGGTTCTCCATGATGTTTCCCGTCTTTGTCTATCCAGTCGATCTGGAATAACTTCCAATCTGGTTTTACCGTCAGATCTAAATACTCATTCATGTACTTAATCAAAAGCTTCATTGCTTTTCTTACGTCTGCCTTTCTGCTTCCAATCAGCAGGAAATCGTCCATGTAGAACAAGACATGATTAATCAGCCTGATTTCTTCTATTGTTCCGTCTCGGTGTTTCTTCCTCTTGAACAGCTTTTCAGCAGCATAATGATAAGCTGCGCTCAGATAATAATTACAGAGCCATTGGCTCAAGTATGATCCAATTGACAGTCCCTGATTGAATGAGTCAATTAAAACAAAAGTCAAATAAAGCAGATCCTCATTTCTGACCTGCTTCTCTAACATTCTTTTCAGTTTTCTCCTGTTAATGGATGGATAACATTTCCGGACGTCTCCCTTTGCTGCTATTCTGGTCTTGCCCGGATTCTTACAGATCCAGTTCTCAATTGCTGTCTTTCCATAAACCTGTCCCCTTCCTGGAATACTTGCGCACTGATAAGTTCCTATTTTTCTTTCAAATAGTTCTCTCAATCCGTTTGTGGCTACATAATCGTATATCTGCTGTTTTATGCACTCAACGCCTATATCTCTTACTTTTCCTGAATTTCCATCCAGTCTTGCGCTTGTCTTTATAGGATCAAAAGATACTTTTCTAAGTTTTATTTCTTCTTCCATTCCTGCCGCTGCTGTGCAGACTAAATTATGTAACCAGCCTTTAAGGTTTTCTTTTATAATTCTGTGTATCTGTCTGGCTGTAATGATATTCGTATAGTTTGCCAGAAATCTGGCTGTATCCATACGGTTCCATTTATCACTTAGACATTCGTAGATACATACGGTTATAAAGTTCTGATCTAATGTTATGTTTTTACAATACCGTTTCATTCGTTTCTTGATATAAGGGGTTTTCGGTGTTTCTACTCACCCCACACATGAATCAACTGCATTCATGGTCCTTGTCTCAGGCCCCTATGCTCCCGATCACAAGGTTCGGCTTCAATCAAATTTCGGTGATGCCCCACGCTGCTGTTGCAGGCTCCGTCCTGCGGAGCGAAATGTAACACAAATATCAAGTCATTTTCAAGAAAATCCGGAGACGATATTCCAGTTCGCATTGCCAACGCCATTGTTCGCATTCAGAATCCAGAGGCCGTAAATCGTGCCATTGTTCAGATTGCCCAGGGACAGCCAGGGAACAGGAAACGCTACCTCGTGTTACAAGTCCGTAATTTATTGCTATTCTGCTTTTCGCAGTTGATTAGTTGTCAGTTACATAGAGGGGACAGCCCCTCTGTCAGGCTGCCGCCTGCCATTCACCCCGCGTGCCGTTCGGTGAAACGCCGGAGACGACATACCAGTTCGCATTGCCAACGCCATAGTTCGCAGCCAGAAGCCAGAGGCCGCAAAACGTGCCAGTGCCCAGAGAGCCCAGGGACAGCCATTCTCGCTGTCCGCTCGTACCGGAATCCGTATACAGTCCGTTGCAGAATCCTGTTGTACTTCCGGCTTTTGTTTCCGTCGGTACCATGATTCCCAGAGCTGGATCAACAAAGCATTTTGAGATGTATTTCCAGGATGCTGCAGTGTATGTTACCTGAGCCGCTACTTTCTTATATCGTGTCTTTGCTGCATTCATATCTGTTGTAAGCAGTGATGCGTCCATACAGATGTATACGTCTCTCTTTGGTGTTCCGTCTTCATCTGTAACAATATCCATAAATACATTGCTGAGAACTTCATAAGCCCCGTATCCGGTTTCGATTCCCTGGATCTTAAATGGATTCTTATCATCTGTATTTGAGAACGGTGATCCGTCTGATCCAAGCACGCTGTCAGTTGAACCGGTCCGCCACGGCATTGTTGAGATGCAGGTTGTCAATGTCGTGTTGAATGGTTCTGTATCCAAATATATTGCAGAATTTGTATCGTCTACCGGTTCGATCTTCAAGATCTTAATGTCATATGCAAGATTGTGCATGTATGCGTAATATCTGTCTTTATTTGTATTTGAACCAATATCCCCGACAGATACATAAGACCCAACAATATAATTGTTTGCTTTTGCTTTTGGGAGAATCACTCTTGTTACTCCGGTTTCTGCAACTGCTGCCATTTCCTGCATTGAATAAGAATTGCATCCAGCCATAACGCTTCGGCTGTTCGTTGTTGCATATAAAATAATCATCATGAGCTGTTTGTAAAAGAGATCCCAGTTTGTTGTTCCCACGTACATTGAGCCTTTCTTTCTCATGTATGCGATCAGCCCTGTGTGTGATACTGGTTTTCCTCCTTTCTGGCTTCCGTTTGCCAGAATCAATCCAGCGGAGCTGTACGGCACTCCATCAATGTCTCCGGCTCCGTATTTTCCGTGGATCATAAAAGGTGAAATTGTTCCGTCTGGATTAATTGACTCTCCCATTGGTCTAAGGCCAAGGGCTTCGTTCGGACTGTCTGAATAATGATAATCTACATACTCAGGATTGTCTGTGATTCCAACCCATGCGGACATTGTGACCTCTCCGACATCCACCTTTCCAGTTTTCCTAAAATCCGGTTGTCCCTGCAGTGCAGTTACATGGTTAAAGCCTTTATTATCTACGGTAAAATTACATGGAAAGTGCATGAATACGCCAATCTCTCTGTAATCGTCCTGCCCGATCACAGTATTTGTAGACGGTTTTCTCACAAGTCCCTCGTTGTCATTCAGTTTCACGCCTGTTGGACTGGTAGAAGTGTCATACTTGTAGATTCTCGTTGTATATACTTTTCCAGTCCTGCGGAGGGCAAAAAAGTTTGATAATGCGTTTTCAATCCCTCCGCCAGCTGCAGTAATATTCTGGATCTGTTTATTTGCTTCTGCCTGAATGTTGTTTACCGCAGTCTCTCCGGTTTCCTGGAGATCTTCTTGCAGCTGTGTTCCCTCTGTAATTTTAGTTCCCAGAGATGTATCCAGGCTTGTTGCGGTCTTATTTGTTGCATCCAGATCTGTTTTTGTTTTGGTTGCAGTTGTGTTTGATGTATCCAAGGCAGCTTTGGTTTTGCCTGCTGCCGTGTTGGAAGCGTCTAAGTTCTTCTTACTTGTGTCTGCTGTTTTAACTGCAGCGTCCAGTTGGCTCTTGAGCGCTGTTCCCTGGGTGATGTCTGTATCAAGTCCCTGTTTTAACTCTTCTGCCTTTTTTACATCTGCTGCAAATGTCTGCTCTGTCTGTTCGTTCTTTGTTACTTTCTCCGCAATATCAGACTGTGCTGAAAGAATGTCAGCTTTAACCTGATTGTATTCATTGTTTTCGTCTGATACTTCATTGATTGCCTTAACGATTGAATCACGGACGTCACGTCCTTTCTGAGCTTTTGCGATCTGATCCGTGTATTTCTTTACATTTGCCACTATTATTCCTCCTTACCGATAATGCGCTTTGAGTATTCCTTTGCTTTAAGATCTCTTACCTCTGCAAGAATAGATGTGAGCATATAATCCATTAATGAGGCAGGGATTCCACCCTGCGCCATTTCTTTAAATATCACGTTCCGAAGCTCTTCTGTTTTCTTATCCAGGATTGCTCCAAGAGGCAGTACTTCTGGGGTGTCCGATTCGGACACCTTTTTCTCTTCTGGTGTATCTTCTTTCATGCTTCTTTCTGTTTCTTTAGCTTCGCTCATTTCTTATCCCTCCCTATTTCAAATGTGCTGTTGCAATATATTCTTTAATTGCATCCAAGTGTCCCTGTACCTCTGTGTTCATCACCAGAAAGTTTCCTTTGTTATTCTGGCTAATAATGTTTCCTGTTTTTTCATCAACTTCGGAATAAGTAAATGCGATTCTGCTTCCCTCTCCGGTTGATAAATTCATAAAACTCGTCAGTACTTTTTTCATGCTGCTGCCTCCATCTGATTAATAATGGTTACTCTGTCATTTCCCAATTCAGTTTCATAATCTGGCTCGGATATTTCTATTTCTTCCGCTGTATAGTCAAGATCAAGTTCTTCAACTGCTCTGTCGTATGCTGTTTCGCTTGCATCTGCGAATCTCATGTGTTCATAATTTGTCTGCATTGCTTTTATCTCGAAGCTAAATTCTAGCCCCGGCGTTCCTTTTACCACAAAATGTGTTGGCGCTTTTTCTTCCACCCAACAGTCCCCATCACTTTCTTTCTGCAGAAATACATAATATGTAATCTCTGCATTTATGGATTCCTGGAAAATATCATCAAGATCAATCAGACAAGTCCCGTCGTCAGATATCGTTGCTTTTCCTATATCTCCAAAAATAGGTGATGCCATCTCATAACAATAAAACGCCTGCATTCCATAGTCTTTTGTGTCAAATATTCTTTTCTTAGTTCCTCTGACACTCAAGTCTGAAAGATCATTTCCGGATCCAATGTTATAGAAATGTCCTGACGCTTCGATATGTGAACTCGACTTTATCTTTCCTCTTGCAGTTATAGTTGACGATGATGAAATAGCGTTGAAGCTTGATGCTGTTGTGGCTGTTATTGATTGCGTCTTGATGCTGTCAAAATCACCATCACCGCAATCAATATCGCCAAACAGTGCTGTTGTAGTAGCACCTCCAATTACTACTGTATTTCTATTTGTTCCTTTGTGCGAAATATGATAAACCGAACCGTCTGATATTCTCATTTTCTTTTCAGACGAATTTATTTCCATTTTGTAGTTTCCTGTTGCATATGCATACAGGCTAGTCGAATCAATCCAAAATCCTCCTATTTTGCCGCTAATGCATTCCATTGAACCATCTGTTAAAATCTTAAAATAGCTGTTCGCCGTTACGATTCCGTTGAAATCTATTTTCGAAGCATTGATCTTTACTGACTGTGCGGTCTGATTTATTGATGATGCAATTTCTCCAGCGGATACTTTCGACTCTATTTCCGTCTCTGTCTGAGTGATTCGGGATCCGAGAGCGCTTTCTGCACCTTTTGCGCGAGAAACCTCTGACGTAATCGAGTTTTCTGCAACTGTAATCCTTGATATTGCAGTTTCGGCCGTACTTTTCGCTGTGTCAGCTGTATTCTTTGCAGTGTTTGCTGTTGTCTGTGCTGCATCCGCCTGAGCTTTTGCAACGCTTATATCCTGATCCTGGATTCTTTCCCAGGATGCTGTTTTGCTTCCTGATGTTGTTCCAGAACATTTCCACAACAGATTTATATTGTTTCCATAACTTCCATGGTTCGGGCTTTCCGGATATGTTCCTTTCGTCAGTTCAGTTGCAGTGTAGCTCGGCAGACTCTCAGCGGTTCCTGTTGCTTCTCCGGTTGCTCCGGAAACTGATGCTATAGTGAAGCCATAGAAACTGTCGCTTGAGCCGTCCGTATGCCAGTACACATAGAACTCTGCCGATGGGACGAAAACAGATGCACCAGCAATGTCAGTTCCTCCCAACTTTGCTGCAAGTTTCATCGTTCCGTTATCACTATAATAAATCTTTACATAATCGTAATTTACGTTTTCAGTTCTGGAGTTTGATGAAAACGTGATCTTTAATCCGGGAACCTTGTATGTGTATCTGTACGCATATCCGGTTGTGATATCATAGTAAATATCTCCTATGTGTAACGACTTTAAATTGTCACTTGTCCAGGATGATGCTGGTTCGTTTGATGTTGTCGGTATTTTACTCCCGTAGAAATTACCGTTTTTTTCCGACACTGCCTGGCGTACCGTAGTTACTTCAAGAGTGATATTATCTGTCGCCATTTTGATAGCTGCCGTCATTTGTTCTGTTGTGGAATAACTTTTCAGCTTTTCATCTGTATCGGCTTTTGCATTCTTCTCCGCATTATCTGCAGCTGTCTGGCCGGCTTTTGTGGCATTGCTTTCCGCGGTGTTTGCAGCATCCTGGCCAGCTTTTACCGCTGCATTGTATTTTTCTTCTGTTTCCACGGTTGTTGTATATGTTTTCGACACTTCCAGAGAAATACTGTCCGCCGCCTGTTTAATTGCGCTGTTCATTTCCAGTGTGGTTGAATAGTCCAACAACTTCGTATCTGTATCAGCTTTTGCGTTCTTCTCTGCCTGATCCGCGGCAGTCTGTCCAGCTTTCGTTGCATTACTCTCGGCGGTGTCTGCTGCCGTCTGACCGGCTTTTACCGCGTCCGTGTACTTTTCTTCCAACTGTCCAGTTGTGGCGTACGTTTTAGATACTTCCAGCGTAATGCCGTCTGCTGCCTGGCTGATTGCACTATTCATTTCAACCGTTGTGGAATAGTTTTTCAGTTTTGTATCAGTGTCGTCTTTGGCATTTTTCTCTGCGGAGTCTGCCGCTTCCTGTCCCTCCTGAACTGCATCTGCATAGAGCTTGTTTGCCATTTCTTGTGTTGCATATGTTTTTGAGACCGTTGAAAGAATGCTTGTCTCAGTCATTGTAATCGCTGATCTGAGCTTTTCCTCTTCCCCTTTTGCTCTTGACACTTCTGCAGTTATAAGTCCCTCCTGGACCTCGATTTTGGAAAGCGCAGATTCTGCTGTACTCTGAGCTGCTTCAATGTCCTTATCTTTTACCCTTACCCATCCATACTCATTACTGTCATTTTTCTGATACTGATAAGCATAGCCGGTTGTGGTATTGAAAAAGAGATCTCTTTCGTGTTCCTGCCTCAATTCGTCTGTCGTCCAGGCAGATGCCGGATTGTTTTCGGATGTTGGTTCATAATTTCCGTACCAGTTTCCGGATTTTCTCTCCAGCTGCTGCTCCAAACTCGAAACAGAAAGAGTTATCTTTCCGTCCATGGCTTTCAGGGATGTTGTGACCTCTTTCAGAATCGCTGTTTTATTTGCAGAGTCTCCATCTGATATTTTGGTTTCAATGTAGTTTTTGCACTCTGTTGATAGTGCTTCTGTTTTAACAGAACCGGCAAGGATTCTCTCTCCTATAATCTGGCCATCCAGTGTCATTCCGATCGTGTACGGGCCGTTATATCCATTGTGAGATCCGCCGATTCCGTTTTTATTTATCTGTAGTATATTTGTTGCCTGTTCTTTGTCCGGTGCATCCATGTACAGATCCCGAAGCCAGAGACCGTTTTCATCAAATTCTGTGAGTTTGTATCCGCCTTTTGCTCCCGTCATTTGTTTCGTAAGATTATCAATTGCGGATTTCATCCAAGACGCTTGAACTCTTCCAGCCTCTGTTGTTTCTTGCCGGATCTGAGTAAATGTCCCAGTAGTCTGATCTGTGAAAGACTGCTGCAGATTTTCTCCCAGTGTCAACTGCGCCTGATCTGGTTGCTGCAATGGGATTTTCATTTCCATAACCGGCAATACTTTTTTCATTCCATACGGAATTGCATTGCAGAGCACACGGTCTCCTATATCAAAAGAATCATAATCCTGGCCAAACAATGACAAATCCACTGCAGTCAGGGAAATGACAAGGTTCTCATACTGCTGCGTCGTCAGATATTCTGTTGCTTTTTTCAGGAGGTTCGCTGGCGTTGCTACATCGTCCCACTTCTCTGTTTTCCACACCCATCCGAAACTTTCTACCGCCTCTTTGCTGTATATGTAGTCTTTTCCGTCGTTTACGGATGTAATGTCCACATTCTTTTCAAGGCGTTCAAATTCGGATGCGTTTTCGTCTGTTTCCTGTTCGATTGCTGCCCCCAGCGGGATCAGAGCTGTGATAACATCGTCGGCAGTCATTGTCTCTGAGTAATCAAGCAGGTTCTCTCCGAATTGAATTGGTTGTTCGCAATACTTGCCGTATTCCTGTATATTTATCCAGTCAAGGTATAGCTTGTCTTCTTCGTGTCTGAGTCTCAGGTATCCGCCCAGGCGATCAACCAGTTTCTCCCTGATCGCTTCAAGGGTGTTTTCTCTGTCAGTTATCCTGTACAGAGAGTCATTGCTGTCATGGATCGTAACAATCCCGATATAGATTTTCTTTCTGTCCTCAACCTGATTATTGTGCAGCTGTAGCCACGCGTCTAACATTTCCCTGGGCGGCATGTCGTGCCATTCCTGCTGCGGCAGAATCGTATCTGCCAGGAACGACAACGCTCCGGTTGCTTTAATCGGTTGATTTTTAAACCGGTCTTTTTCTCTTGTGCGGACTTCTCCGTAAAAGATTTCTGTTTTATCTCTGTACACTGAAATCATGCTTTTTCTGTTATGAATATCATTGTACAGAGGATTTAAAGCCGGTACTTTCAGGGTTAACTCTCCTGCATATCCTGTCTGCAGGTCCAGCTCCGGATTGATAACTGCTGCCTCCCGGTCTCCTGGATAATACAGGATCTTGCCATCTAATTTAATTTTGTACATTACAATGATCCCCTCCTGTAAACAATATCCAGTGTTCCGGATCCGGAAAATTCCAGAGTTTCATCTGTTCCAAATACAATGATGTCTGGGAATCTGTTTCTCCCAAGTGTTAATGTGTATGTCTCTCCGCATCCTGTAACTTTTAAACCTGCTGCACCTATACTTTTTACATTCAGTACCGGTACAATTGCAATATCTCCGGCGTATACCGTGTATGATCCGGAACCGGAAATTGTAATTCCGGCTCCCTGATCTATTACACCCGTTTCAAAATCAAATGGATCCCAGAGCCAGTCCTCTGTTGAATCTGCAAGTGAATATTTGTACGGATCTGCTTTCGGAATACTTAAATGAAATTGCCCCACCTCTCTGGAACGGTCAAAATCCGTAATATATACTCTGCCGGTCCAGAAATACGCTGGATCATTCGAAAACGTTACTCTCACATTCTTTCCATGCAGCTGTCCTCGAATGTTTGAGATAAAGTTGTCCCAATCTTCCCTTGGTTTCTTTCCTCCAAGCAAAACGTCAATTTCTCTTGATTTGTAGATTGTTCTTCCTGTTATCGCTTCCGATCCATCCAGGAATCCGTCTGCACCTGGAATATCAATGTAATATGTTTCTACATCCGGCTCTTTGATATAATTGTTGTTTCCAATCGCACATCCCCAGTCTTCCAGCGTATCAATGACTTTCCCTGTATTTTCAACTGTAATTGTTGCTTTTATTGTTAATACATTATTCATCTATACGCCGCCTCCTTTGCTATTCTTCCAAGCTCTGTATTTATTGCGGGTGCAAGTTTTCCAGCCCATTCTTTGTTGTCGAAATAGATTTCCTGTCCTGCGCTCATTACTTGGATCAGCTGTGCCAGCATTCCGGTTATTCCTGTAATATCTGTTTTGTTCAGATTATTAGCTGGTTTCATTGAGCTTGTGTCTAACTGCATATCCATCTGAACATCTTTCATTGCATCAGCAACAAGTCCCTGGCTCTTTTCAATTCCTGTCGCAAGGCCTTTCATAAAGTCCGGCATCCATTCCTCATAGTAATGTAACGGACCCTCATCCGGTCTTGAGAAATGCAACCATGATCTTATTGTGTTTGCTACGTTCGATACTGCATTCGTTACGTTACCTATGCAGCTCCTGATTCCGTTTGCAATACCATTCACGAAATCCTGTCCCCAGCGAACCGCCTGCCCTGGTAATCCCGTAATATAACTGATTGCGCCGGAAAATCCATTTACAACAGCAGAGTATACGCCTGACAGTGCTCCAGATATTCCAGACACAACGCTGTTAAATGTATCAACGGCTCTGTCTTTCATGTTTCCGGCGTATTGTATAACTGTTTCCTTTACGTTCTGCCACGTTTCGGACGTTCTCTCTCTGATGTTATCCCAGTATTCTGAGGCTCTGTCCTTCAAGTTCTGGATTGCTTCTGTTGCACTTTCTTTCAGTTTTTTCGCATTATTAACAACGAATCCTTTGATCGCTGTCCATGCTTTTGACGCTGCCTGAGACGCAGAATCCCATATTTTTGACACTGTGTCCCGGAACCCTGTAAATAGTGTTGTGGCTGCGGTAACAAGTCCTTTTGCCAGAGTGGATACAACCTGCTTAATTCCGGTCCATATTGTTTGCGCTGCGTCTTTGATATTTGTCCAGATATTTGATGCGTCTGTTTTGAGTTTATCAAAGTTACCTGTTACCAGGTCGATCAGTAAGATCACCGGTGCAAGAATTGTATTTTTCAACAACTCCCATGCGCCCTGTGCAATCGTCACAAGTCCCTGCCAGATGTTCTGCAGTGTATTAACTGCATTCTGCCATAGCGTTGTGATCGTTGTCACAATTCCGGATATAACCGGATTCTGCATCATTGTCGTCCAGATATTTGCAAAGAAATCTGATACCTGCTGCCAGATACCGGACCACCACGCCGGAACTCCTGCAAAAAATGTAACAACGCTGTTCCATGCCTGCGGTATTGTTACGGTAAAAAAGTTTACAATTCCATTCCATATCTGCATGAAAAAGTCTGATACCTGCTGCCAGATTCCAGACCACCATTCCGGAACTCCTGAGAGAAAATCCATCAGTGTGCTCCACGCCTGCGGTATTGTATCTGTAAAAAACGATACAATTTTTTGGACGACTGCATTTACTGCATCCCGGAACCATTCGCATTTTGTGTACAGCAATACCAGAGCTGCCACAATCGCGGCTATGACAGCAATAACTGGGTTTGCGGCTATTACTCCAAACAGTGCGGTAAAAGCACCTTTTAGCTTTCCAATAATACTCGTTATTGTTGTTAAAGTTTTCGTCTTAGAAAACAGTTCTGTAATCGCAGATATTCCGGTTGCAACCTTTCCAACCATTATCAACAACGGACCAATCGCGGCGACTATCAGTGCAATTGTAGCAACTACTTTCTTCTGTCCTTCACTCATTCCATTGAGCTTTTCAACAAACCCTTGAATAACTTCTGCCGCTTTTCTGATATATGGCATCAGGATTTCTCCGAAGGCAATTGCCAGCTCCTGCAAGGCACTCTGCAAAGTTGTAAGCTGTCCAGAAAGATTATCCTGCATGGTTTCAGCCATGTTTTCAGCGGATCCTTTGCAATTATCAATATTTTTTATAAGTTTCTGGTAATCTTCATCTGATGAATTGATTATTGCGAGCATGCCGCTCATGGCTTCTTTTCCAAAGATAGCTGTCGCTGCCTGCGTCTGCTCTGCTTTTGTCATTCCTCCCATGGTTTCGCGTAAAAAATCCATGGTTTCACGCAGTGTTTTCATGCTGCCATCTTCGTTCTGCAGTGCTTTATTGTACAGTCTTACATTTTCTGTGGTCCCCTCCTGCAGCTGAGTCAGTGTTTCGTTTGCAGTCGCAAGCTCTGTTTGCTTTATTTCCAACGTTGCGGCAGCGTTTGAGGCTTCTGTTGACTCAGATCCGTACTTTGATACCGCATCATTGTAAGCCTGTTGTGCTTTATCTGCTGCCAGTGAAGCTTTTTGCACTCTGAGCATTTGCTTGTCAATTTTAGCTTGATCTATAGACGTAGCCGATTCTGTTGCGTAGAATCCCCACTTTTCCATTGCGTCTCCAACATCTTTTGACGGTTTTATCATGTTTGTCAGGGATGATCTCAACTGCGTTCCGGCTGACGACGCTTTGATTCCGCTGTTCGCCATAAGGCCGATAGCGACTGCTGCATCTTCTGCGCTATATCCAAGTGCACCTGCTACCGGTGCAATATACTTGAATGTTTCTCCCATCATTCCAACGTTCGTATTAGCGCTGGATGATGCCTGTGCCAATACATCCGCAAAATGAGAACTATCTTCTGCCTCCATTCCGAAGGCTGTGAGTGCGTCTGTAACAATATCTGACGTAGTTGCAAGGTCTTCTCCAGATGCTGCCGCAAGATTCATAATTCCAGGGAGGCCGTCGTACATCTGCTGTGCATCCCATCCGGCCATTGCCATGTATCCCATAGCGTCTCCGGCTTCTTTTGCAGAGAATTTTGTCTGTGCTCCCATCTCTCTTGCACGTTCTCGCAACTTATCCATGTCTTCCGCAGATGATCCGGATATTGCGGCCACATTGGACATGGAGCTGTCAAAATCTGCCGCAGTCTTTACTGCTGCTGTTCCAAGTCCTGTCACTGCCGCCGTAACCGGAAGCATTTTTTCTCCGGCAGATGTCAGCGACTCCCCTATTTTCCCGGATGTTTCAGAAATCTCGGCCAGTTTTGCGGATCCTGATCCAACTTCATTCTCAAGCGATTGCAGGCTCTGTTCTGTTTCTATAATTGTCCTTTTCAGAGCGTCATACTGTTCCTGGGATACTTTTCCCTCCTGGAATTTCTGCTGTACTTCCCCTTCTTCGTTTTTCAGAAGTTCCAGCTTTTCTTTTGTGTTTCCGATTTCATCAGACAGTGCTCTCTGTTTCTGCTGTAATAGTTCCGTATTCGTAGGATCCAGTTTCAGCAACTTATCAATTTCTTTGAGTTCTGTCTGTGTAGTATTTATTTTTGCATTCAGACCATCAAGCGACTGCTGCATCTGAGTAGGTGCATTCTTCGCTTCATTTTCCAGAGACTTCAAGCTCTCCTCGGTTGCAATGATTTCTCTTTTCAGAGCGTCATACTGTTCCTGGGAGATTTTTCCCTCTGCAAACTGCTGCTGTGCCTGCTGCTCTGCAGTCTTTAAGGTTTCCAGCTTTTCTTTCGTGCTTTCGATTTCGTCAGCAAGCGCTTTCTGTTTCTGCTGTAATAATTCCACATTCGTAGGATCCAGTTTCAGCAGATTGTTTATATCTTTCAGCTGTGCCTGTGTGGTCTTTATCTGTGAATTTACATTTTTAAGTGAATTTTGTAGTCCTGTGGTATCGCCGCCAATTTCAATCGTAAGTCCCCTTATGTCGCGGCCTTTTGACAAAAATTATCACCTCCGTTTAGAATTTATCCATATCCTCCTGAGTTGCCATTTTCGGCCATTTATAGTCGTCGTTAGTTTTTTCCGTAAAAATATCCAGGACAAGACCTACTGTCAGAAGGTCTAAATCCTGGATACTTATTCCAACTTGCGCGCACCTGAGAAGGAATAGAGGTGTCGTCATTTCCCGGCTACTTGGTCGAAGTTTTTTTTTGCTTCTGCCTGTGTCTGCTGGTTCAGGTTCCAGAGTTTTACAATCTCCGGGAAAATTGTATAAATTGAAAATGTATCAAACTGATCTAACCAGTCGTATACATCTTCCGGGAAATCCTGTCCTTTTTTCTGTGCTGCGTGTTTTGCCATTACGAATGCGACGTTTTCGAACATCTCTAAATCCTCGATAGGGATGTCCGACTTGGACACCTTCGTTTCAGTCTGCTTATCCTGTGATTTTTTTACGGACTTTTCAATTTTTGCCATGTCCTGAAAAATATCTCTCCGGAACTGAATCCGATAAATTCTCGGAATTGCAGCAGAAGCGGCAAAAAGCACCTCTTTATCATCAATTTTAATTGTTTTTGTCAGCATCCTTATTCTCCTGCGGCTTTTTTATCTACATTAACAGCCTGCGTTGCTTCTGTGATTGTTTCTGGATAGTACACTGTCTTATACCATCCGCTATACACAGTGTCGTCTGTGTCTACCGTTGTCTGAGCTTTTACCCGTCCGTTCGGAAGTGGAGCATTGCTGATCGTAATTGTTTCTGTGCCAGGTTCAATACTATCTTCTTTCGTCTCGGATTCGATTGACGGTCTGGTAGCTGTGCAGTTATAGAGAACTCGTCTGATTCCTTTCTGATCTCCATCAAATTCAAACAGAAGTGCAAATTTCTGTGTATCCGTAGAATCACTGATTTCATGCAGCACACCTTTTTCGTCCTTCTTTTCTTTCAGGACATCCTGTCTGAAAGAATCCGGAATTAATGCAAATTCTGCATCTCCTTCATATCCGTTGTTTGCAGCTGACACATAATATTGGATTCCGTCTGCATAGAACGGTGAAATATCTCCATTTGCGTCAAGTGATATGGATACAGATCCCGGAATCGCTTTCGGGGCTTCAAAAGTAATTGTTTCATCTTCTCCTTCGTTCTGTAATGCGTAATGTGCGTTTTTAAGATTGTACTTAACTTTGTTATCTTTTTTACCCATCTTTATACCTCCATTTCGTATAAAACTTCGTACATTTTTTCTGAGTCAAGATATTCTCCTGTCTTATCGTATGTGATTCCATACTTATCCAGGATGTCCTCTATCTTCTTTTCATTGCTCCAGTCCTTTTCGTCTGAATACAATTCGATATTCAGAACGTCGATTTTTGCGTATGTAATTCCGTCCGCATGAAAATTATCACTTTCCGGAATCTTCCATACGATAAAAGGCGGCTCTATCCAGTTATGAGTCGAAAAATGATCGTATTCATACTGTAAGCCGATTTCATTCAACATTTCTTTGATATTTTCAGCTGACATCATAGCCTTGACATGATCTCCTTTTCCAGCTCTGCTATTGCTGCCTGTTCTGCTGGTTCCACATGTTTGATTGCGGCTACCCTTCCGCCTCCTCTTTTCTGATGTCCTTTTTCAAGCAAATGCACCAGGGAGTATTTTGCATCGTGGATCGCAATAACTAAACTTGTAGAATTTTCTTTCACAACAGTTTTCTTCCATCCTTTTTTATACTTTCCGGTATTTACCGGGGATGTCTGTTTTAGCTTTGATACTGTCTTTTTTGCAACATTATTTACGCATTCCTTCGTTGTCTCAGTGCATTGTTTTCCATAGTCTTCAACAAGGCGATTTATTTCTGCTGCCAGATCATCAATTCTGATACTATCCGCCATTGTCGCCCCTCCTGTCTTTATACAACTGTACGATTTTTTCCAGCGACAGATATATTGCAGGTGGTGCAGCGTCAAATTTCTCCTGAATCTGCACTATTTTGTACATTGCCGGATTATGTTCATTGATAATTTCATCTCTTTCAAAATCGAATGGATCCCAGAGCCAGCCGCTTTGCGAATCAATGATAACAATGTCAAGAGCTTCAATATCTTCCCTGTTCAGCACTGCTGCCGGAATGCTTAACAATTTTGTTATTTTATTTCCTGCTGTCTGTGCGTCAAAATATCGTCTCTCTCCGATTGTTCGGTTTCCGAAGCGAATGTTCTTGAGCTTCGTGTCTACGATCACCCTGTCTTCTGTTTTGCAGATACTGAGTATCCCGTCTGTAAACGTTTCAAACTGTTTACGCCTAGCTCTTGGCATATTCTTCCACCTTCTTTGCTATCTGCAGTCCAATAACCTCACTTTTGTAGTTTTCCCAAAACTGCTGCAGTTCTCCAGAATACTCATACATTACAAGCTGAAAAAGGAGTGTCCTTTCCTGAGTATCCCCCAGGAAATCGCACTCCCCTATTTTTCCGGCTAATGATGCCATGCCTCTTTTTATCATTCCTTGGAGCTTTTCATCTCCTTTTGGATCGTCCCAGGTGATGTCCAGATAGTTTCTGACATCCTCCAGAAGTTTTGATAAATCATTTTCTGACATAGCACTCATTTTATCACTCCTTGGTTACAGTTACGGTATAAGTCTTTGTCTGCTCTCCGTCTGTGACTTTAACAGTTACGGTATTTGCTCCGGCGGTCCATGTGATCTTTCCGCCGTTTGTTACTTTGCTGGATCCCGCAGTAATTTCAATTGCTGCTGTTCCTGATTTCGGGAACGCTGTGATTGTATTTGTTGCAGTTGTTGTTTTTGCTGCGTATGTGTTTGTGTCGCTGTCAAATTTCGGTGAGAGGGTTAATCCTCCGATTCTCAGGTCAGACAGCAGTGCATTATCTACGTGTTCCTCCTGTTTACTTACAACCTCGAAGCGAACCGGATGCAGATCTGTAATGTCCAGAACGACAAAAGCATTGTTATCCAGTGCGAATCCATGAGCGTATAATTTGATAAGATATACTCTTTCGTCTTCCAGAAATCTGTATTCATCTGAATACTCAATCTTTCCGTTTTTGGACATTCCTACGCCAAGGAAATACTTTCCGGCCATTCCGTATACTGCAGTTCCTTCTGTAACTGCTGCCGACTGGATGATTTCCAGAGGAATCGGAAGTGTTGAAACATATACTCCGTCCGGAGACATTGCGCGTGTTGCCGGAAGGATTCGTTTCCAGTAATCTACCGGATTTACGATCATAATCAGGTTATCTACTGTTCTTGCCTGGCCTTTGCTGTTTCTTGCCATGATAGATGTAACATTTCCAAGCTGGATCATATCAAGAGCTGTCATTTTGATAGTCTCTTTTTCCGGATATTCTCCTGACACAACGTTCACTCCGTCTCCTACCTGGCGCGCCATTCCGATTGGCATGTCTTTTCCGGTACCATTTACAATTCCATACTCAAGTCCATTTGCAAGAGCTTCTGTGAGTACCTGACGCACGTAGTTATCTAACCATGCAGGGCCTAAATCAAGCATAGCTTTTGATACTGGCAGGAATGCGCTCAGTTTATCCTGAGTTACATCTACTTCCTTGAATCCGGATGTCAGTTCTTCAATGATCTTGCTGCTGAGTTTGCCCCATGCTGCTTTCTGCTCTCCGTTTGTGTTCAACATCATTCTTGTGAGACCAGTTACAGTTGTCGCATTTAATTTTGACAGCAGCGGATGATTTGTTGTCAGTTCTTCAAATACAGAATCAATGATTGTCTCCGGGAAAACAGTCTCAATATTGTTGAGAGCCTGTTTTGGATCCGAAGATTTCATTGCGTCAATTACTTTCTCGTAATATTCTCTCTCTGTGCTTGTAAGCTGACGTACACCCCTCTGTGCAAGCACATTCATATCACTCTGATTTACAAGCTCTTTCGCCTGTTCAAGCACGTTCTCCTCGATATCCTGACATAATTCCAAATATGCTTTTGAAAACGCTTCTGAATCATTCTCCGCAACAGCAGCATTCATTCTGTTGAGGATTTCCGTTCTCTTTAATGCGGCAAAATCTTTATTTTTCATTTTACTCTCCTTTTTTGAATCCCTGCAGAAATCCCTGCAGTGTGTGTTTCTCTGGTTCTTCCGGTTTCTTTCCCGGTTCGGGTTTCTGTCCTTTCTGCATAAGCTCCAGCTGTTCTCTGAAAGACTTCGTATCTTTCATATGCTGCATAACTTCCTGGAGACGTTTCTGCATTCCTTCTTTTGTCATGTCTCCCTCTGGCGCGTGTCCGTAATCCTCTACCTTGTCGATCAGGCCATATTCCAGGCAATCATCCGGAGTCAGGAAGGTTTCTGCTTCCATCATGTCTGCAAGCTGCTGTTCTTCCAGATTTGAACGCTCAAGGAAGATTTTCCGATTGCTTGCCGTAAGTACGTCAAGATCATCCGCTGTCTTTCTCAGCTCTCTTGCATTTCCGGATGCAGTTACCCATGGTTCGTGGATCAGTGCTGTTGTTCCTACGCCCATGATTCTTTCGTCACATGCCTGTAAAATCACAAAAGCTACGGAATACGCCACTCCATCAACGATTCCTTTTACATGGCTTCCGGACTGCTTCAAAAGGTTGTAGATAGTTACTCCCTCTTTTACAGATCCGCCATTTGAATTGATATGTAATTCAATCGTATGGTCTTCCGGGATTGCCGCAAGCTGATCGCGGAAATACTTTGCAGAAGTCTCGCTTTCGGTATATGACCATGTTTTCCAGTCAAATTCTCCATACGCCGATACATCATCATAGATGTATAGCAAATGTACCGCCGGATCTGCTGCCTGCTTAAAACAGTAATTTGTTTTATTCTGTGTTTTTTCCATTCCCGCCATTTTCTCCACCTCCTTCCAGGCTGTTCAATAAATCCTGTACTGTGCTGTAATTCTTTGTGATAAAATGCTGGTTCGCCCATTCTTCATTGATTTGCGGCTGCCCCATTGCACGCAAAATCATGTTAATCGTATGCGTTCCAGACTGCACCAGCTTGTCAATCTGCGTCGCATTGCTGAATATGTCAACATGCTTAACGTGTGACGTGTCTACCATGCAGCGGCTGCCCTTCAATACGGCTTTCCCGTATTTTTTACGGTTGATTTCGCTCTCTAAGGATCCGGCTAATGGATCCAGTGCAACAGTCAGCAGTTCGTCTATTGCCTTGCTGTTGTCCTGCACGTCCCCTTTCAGGATTGACGGAGGGATTCCTATTGCCCTCGCTGTAAAGTCGAATACATCATCATATAGTGCTTTTATGTCTCTTGTTGTTGTTTCATTGTAGTTCTTTGACCTGTTCGTTTCTGTGAAAGTATATCCTTCGAATAAGGGCAAAACTGCATTTTCGCTTTCAAAGAATGTCTTAAAATAATCATTCAGCAACTTTTTGAGAGTATCATCAAAGTTTTTGCTGTTCTGGGCTACGGCTGATATGTCCAGAGTTCCTTTTGAGCCATGTGACTGCATAAAGGTCTTTGCTCCGTACTGGATCAGCTTCGCATAGGAACCATATAGCCCCTGTAGTATCGTATTTACATTTTTCCAGTTCGGTTTTAGATACAGAACATCTGTGGATCTAAACGACCTCTGAAAAGTGTAATCATCAATCTGTACCTGGCTGTATGTGTTCCCGTACAGTGCGCTTCTGGTTGTGCAAAATGAATCTGCTACATAGAGCTGTCCATCTATTCCAGCAACAACCAACGCCTCTCCGTTTCTGAACATCTTTTCGATTAACTTATCAAAAAACTGCTGTTTATTCTGGTTTCTGTTTGGTTCGTAGTTCCAGGTATAATATTCATCCCGGAATATTTCGTCACCATTCAGGAATGTACGAATCTCGCATTTCCCTAACATTTTTGCAAGAATCTGAATTGCTCTCTGAAAAGCCAATTCCCTCAGATAAATTTCTGTCATTATGCTCTCAATCGGATTGTCTGCAATCTCAATTCGAGACACATTTTCAACTGACTGCTCTGGTTCTGACTGCTCTGGTTCTGGCTTCCCCCGTATCAGATTCCTGAATGAAAATCCCAACCTTTCTCACCCCCTTTCAGTAAGTCATTACTCCAATATCAGGCACTGCTGCCGTTTGTGCGTATGGGATCATGTCCTCTATTGTCATTGACGCGACAAGTGCCATAAACGGGTCAGTTTTTCTGCTTTTCGCTTCAATTTTCCCGTAAACATAGTTTCCTATGTCTGCATCATCTTTCTTTCCCGGTTTTCTCCCGTATGGGATCATTTTTGTATTGTTCGTCCCCCAGCGGAGCACTGGATTGTCTCCCCAGATAAAATTGTCATTTGCGAAACAGCTGTCTATCACTGTCGCAACTCTCATTATGTCTGAGGGACGTACAAGCTTTAAATTTTTATATACTTTTGCGTCGAATCCAATTTCCCGGAGTGCTGCTGCCAGCAGAGCATAGCGGAAATCGTCAATCGCAATTCCTTTTATGCAATATTTCATCATTGCTGCTTGAATATAATCAGTGATGATCTCCGGATGTATCTCCACATCATCCACCATTGTCAGCAGTCCTCTCCGTCTCCATTCTTCCAGAGGAGCTTTTATCCTTGGAATATCTTTCGACTGGCTGCACAACCATGAATGATTGATGTCATACCGGATATTTTCATCTCTGAAATGCAGATTTACGGAAACAAGGTCCGTAATCTTCGAGAAGTCAATCCCGCAGGTGCATGTCCACCCTGACAGATCCGGTATTTCTCTGTTCGTGAGCTTTATTTTCTCATACGAACACACTTTTATGTCTGCGGATCCGCTTGGGATATTCATTCTCTTTGTCATAAATGCAGTGAGACGTTCAGGATGCGCTAACCAGTCATTGTACTCTTTTCGCATTTCTCCCATTAACGTCGGGAGATATGGCAAGGACGGATTTGCTTTTTCCCAGTTCTTTTCGTCGTATACTTCTTCTTTGTTGTCCAGTCTGCAGATAAATGGCAGCATACCATTGTCCGGAAGATCATCAAAAAGAATATCCGTCGCTGTCCCAAGCATATCGTCAAGTGGTCCTTCTCTTATATCTCCCTGGGTGGTGTAGTAGGACCGGCGCGGATGTGGTTTCTTTCCAAGTCCGGTTGTGAACACTTCAATGCTCTTGTAGTCCTGATATTGATGCATCTCATTGAACACCACCATACCGGAGCGCATTCCGTCTTTTCCGGATGGGTTGTTTGTACGTCCCAGAATCGTTGATTTCGTTTCTGTTCCTACTACCTTCTCAGATGTCCAGTAATAGAATTTTTTTAATTTTTTCGTATGTTCAGGCGTTTCAAGAGCCTCCACCACGTCTTTGACGGGTCTTAGTGCCTGATCTTTGTTATTTGCACAAATATCTACGTCATACGCCCTGATTCCGTTATACGGACTTACCAGGCAGGCAGATTCCCACGCTATTGTTCCGTCCTTCCCCGCGCCCCTTCCGAGCATACAGAAAAGATCCGGCCAGCGCGGAGTCTTTGATACCCTCCAGTATGTGCAATCGTGCAGTCCCACTACAAATATCTGCCAGGGAAATAGCTTTTCAAACGGGAAATATTTTGCAATCCCGATATATTTCGTCAGCTGTTCGCTGTCTGTGTATATGTCTTCGTTTTTGAAACAACTTCTGACGTGTGATACCAGTGCTTTGACTTCCCTGGAAGCTCTGATTTTCTCAGACTCTACGGCCTCCATGAACTCCTCTATGCGTGGATCACAATTCGTCATCATCATCCCCCTTTATTGTTTCTTTCGTTGTCAACTCCAGCTTGTCCAGAATCATCAGCATCTGTTTGTTGACAGCAACCAGATCTTTGACCGACTGGTTCTGTTTTACAATCGTTGCTTTCCCGCTTGCGGATGTGGTCTCAAAGGTCACTCCGCGCTTTTTTATATCTGTTTTTAGCTTCTTTTTGACATCATAGAGGGTCATATAGTCGTTCAAAAGGTCTTTGAAGACGGAAATATCTGCCTGTTTTTTTCTCAGCTGCTCTTTTAAGCTTTCTAATATATCCGCTTTTTTTTCGGCCATTTTTTCACCCCTATTTTTTTATTTTTTCATCATGTGCGACCTTTCGCAGATTTGTCGAGAGATCGGAAGAGCG